ACGGGAAGGCGTCCCGGACGATGCGCTTGACGATGGCGTATGCCTTGCGTGTGGTCATCGTTACGCCTTCGCCTTCGGCGCGGGCTTGAGGGTGGCGACGAGCGTCTTGTGCTGGTCGGAGTCGCGCTCGAACTTCGCGTAGCGACCATCGGTTGCGCCGATGCCCTTGCGGCGCAGCTTCGCGCGAGCAACCTTCGGGTTGATGCCCAGCTCGCGGGCGACATCGGCGACCGACATCGTGGACTCGCCGTTGGCGACGGGCTTCTTGGCGGGCTTGCTGGGGACCTGTTCGGTCGGCACGAGCGCGTCGATGCGCGCCTGCAGCTTCGCCTTCGAATCCTTCCACGCCTTGAGGGGCTTCTTGCCAGCGCGGCTGGCGAGCAGGTTGTACTTCGTGAGCAGTTCATTCGTGGTCATCTTCGTCTCCTGTGACTGTGGCCCGTGCGACGGCGCCTGTTCTGTTGGCGCGGGAGCGACCCGCTTGTGAGCGCGATACACCTCGCGCCCGGAATCCGTGAGTTGCACCCATTGCTCGCTGAGCGTGCGGGTGTTCGCGCCTTCGACTGCGTCTGTCGATGCGAGGCCCTTCTTGACGAGCGACCCGAACACTGCCGCGCTCGACTTGTCGCCGCACACCACGAAGGCGTAGGTGCCGTGGAATTCGTCGCCGCACGCGAACTCGCCGTCTTCGACGATGGCGACGATGAGCGCGAGCTCCTTCTGGGTGACGTAGGTCATGCAGGTCATTGTTGCAATGCGCCTGCCATACCCGCAATGGACAAGATATCGCGGGGTTGCGTGCGGGTATCGCGTAACTGCCTGATATCTCGTGCGGCATAATGTCTCGATTTGTCGCGAATCAAGACACGATAACTACCCGAAACCACGTCTTTACGTGCGGACATGGCACACCCGTACGAGATATCAGATGGTTACGCGCGGGTGCCCATTACATTGTGGGGCTCGCGTCATCACTTCGCACGCAGGATGGTCTTGATGTCCTCGAGGTCATCGTCGGCCCATGCCCACCCGGCGTCGGGCTTCGGGATCTTCGCTTTGCGCAGCTTCGCTCGCGCGTCCCGTGGCTTCATGTCGAGTTCGGCGGCGAGGTCCTGGATGGTGGTCAGGCCTTCTCGCGATGCGCGCGGGACACGCTCCCGCTTGGGCTTCGGCTCACGAACGACTTTGAGCTTGGGCTCGTTCGGCGGCTTGCCATGGCAGATGATGTACGCAGTGCGCGCGCTGGGCTGAGTGAGTTCCCATTCCTGCTCGAGCTTCGTGTACCTGTGGGCCAGGATGCCCCTGATGGTGTACGCCTTGCCATCCTTGTCGCGCGGGTCCGTGCGAATGGTCACCCCATTGGCGGCCTTCAGGAAGTTGGCAGACTCGAGCTTGTAGGGATGGTCCCCCAGGCACGCCTCCACAAACTTCTTGGCAGCGTAGGCTTCCATCCAGATGATGGCCCATGCCTTGTCCTCGCCCTTGTTGATGTAGAGGACGTACTTGCCACATCGTGCTGGCGGGCTGGGGTGTGGGTCTGGCAGTGTGGATATTTTGCGTCTTGATTTCGCCATACATGAACTGTACAAGATACCTTGTGCCACATGCAATAGTGGTCAGTGTGTTAGTATGCCTGGCAATGAACACCACAGACTGGCTCGTGCGGCTACGCAAGCAGGGCAAGTTGACGCAGGACCAGCTGCATGCTGCGGCGAAGTTCGAGCGTCTCGTATACTCTGGCTTCCCGAACAAATCGCCATCGCCAGATCGTGGTGGTACCTGCTCACGTCCCCAGTCCTTCCTGCCCAGCCTGGCGGGACTACGACTACGACGTCTGCCACGGCAAACCATGGAGACCCTGATGCGGGTGCTCATCTATGGTGAATCGATTATGGCAATCGGGTACGAGAAGGGTGCGCTGTCACGCACCTCAGCTCACAGGTATGGCCTTAGGGAATTGCAACTGGCGTTGAATACTGCCGCCGTGGCACTGTAGTTGACGAGGCTGGGCCTTTTGTGCGTACATACCATAGGATGGCACGTCGGCGGGTCAAGCTCTCCGAGATTCGCAACCTCGCAAGACTGCAGTGTACGCAGAGCGAGGCGTGTGGTTTCCTGGGCATCTCGCCTGTCACCTTCAAGAAGATCCTGAAAACAGATTCTCGTGCTCGAGCTGCGTGGGAAGACGGTCATAAGGAAGGATGCGTTAGCCTTCGTCGCAAGCAATTCCGCCTCGCGGGCAAGCATGCTGGGATGGCCATCTTTCTGGGCAAGCAGTACCTCGGTCAAACGGACATAGTTGTCAACGAACACTCAGGCAGGGATGGCGGACCGATCCAAACCTTCGACCTGAAGAAACTGGATGCGAAGGACAGGAAGAAACTCCGAGCTCTTCTTGAGCTCGCTAGAAAACCCGACAGATCTTCTGACTGAACTTGACCGCATTGATTCCGAGGAGTCTCTGCGGTCTTTCAGTGAGCTGTCGTGGAACAACCTCGAGCCGGGGCGCAAGTTCATATCGGGGTGGCACCTCGATGCGATTTGTGACCATCTCGAGGCCGTGTCCCGCGGCGAGATCAATCGTCTGCTCATCAATGTTCCGCCGGGAGCGATGAAGTCGCTGAGCACCAACGTCTTCTTCCCTGCGTGGGAGTGGGGTCCACAAGGACGTCCGGATCGGCGCTACGTTAGCGCGAGCTACTCGGCGGAGTTGTCCGTTCGAGACAACCGTCGCTGCCGACAACTGATTCAATCGAAGTGGTATCAGGAACGTTGGGGAGGGATCTTCCACTTCGTCAGCGACCAGAACGCGAAGGTCAAGTTCGAGACGGACCAGCGCGGCTTCAAGATTGCTACTTCTGTCGGAGGTGTTGGGACGGGTGAACGCGGTGACCGCGTCATTATCGATGACCCGCACAACGTCAAGGAAGGAGAGTCCAGCGCCAAGCGGAATGAGGTCCTACTCTGGTTCACCGAGGTCATCCCGACCCGACTGAATGACCCAGAGGAGTCGGCCATCATCGTCATTATGCAACGAGTCCATGAGGGCGATGTCAGCGGACTCATCCTCGAGAAGGAGATCGGCTACGAGCACCTGTGCTTACCGATGGAGTTCAATCCAACGAGGCGCTGCGTGACATCCATCGGTTTCCAGGACCCGCGCACCGAAGAGAACGAGTTGCTGTGGCCGGAGCGCATGACTCGCGCTGTAGTCGAACGGGACAAGAAGGTCATGGGGCCCTATGCTACAGCAGGCCAGTTCCAGCAAGAACCTTCGCCTCGGGGGGGCGGCCTGTTCAAACGAACGTGGTGGAGATTCTATACGCCTACGGGTATCCCCGCGCCTCGTCCTGCTGAAGTCGATACGAGTCCGGCTGTCCCGTTACCCAACGACTTCGATTGGGTACTGCTCAGTATTGATGCTGCGTTCAAGGCGTCAGCCAAGGGCTCGAGAGTCTCGATGCTCATGCTCGCAGGTAAGGGACCCTTCGTCTACGTACTCGACAACCGCACCCGGCATATGACTTTCCGTCAGACCTGCGAAGAGATCGCGGTCTTCGATGACGGCAACAAGCTGGTCGGGGGTTTGAGGCATCAGTACCCGAGCTGCCGCCGGGTGCTCATCGAAGACAAGGCGAACGGGCCGGCCATCATTGATACGCTGCGCCAGAAGATCTCGGGCATCATCGCTGTCAATCCGGAGGGAGGCAAGGAGTCCCGCGGTCAGGCGATTCAGCCCACTGTGGAAAGTGGCCACGTGTTGCTGCCGGAAGGCGCGCCCTGGCTGGATGACTTCATCTCAGAGTTCGCTTTGTTTCCGGCGGGCAAGAACGACGACCAGATCGACGCTCTCTCCCAGGGAATGATCTACATGACGGCGGGCCTTGATGTTACTCGTGCAATCGGGTTAGCAAACCTATGAGTAGAACCAACGCAGACGGCGTCCCGCTCAACGGTCAGAGCAAGCTCAGGATCTCGTTCAAGGGCGAGCCAAAGCGAAGGCCTATCACGCAATCGCGTGTAGATGGTTGGTTCAACGCGCTGTCGGGTCACGGAACGCGCGAGCATTCGAAGAGTGCGAACAGCGACTTCCAGATTCTCATCCTGGATGATGAGAGCGCTCGCGATCTGTGGAGACAGGACGACATCGCGGCTCGGATCGTCGAGACAATTCCCGCCGAGGCATTCCGGCGAGGCTTCAAGTTGAACATGGAGGACAAGGAAGCCGCCGAAGAAGTGATGGCGATTGTCGAAGAGCAGAAGCTCGTCGACTTCTTCATCAAGGCCCTCGAGTTCGAGCGGGCATACGGTGGGTCCGCGATTTACCCCGTCATCAATGACGGACAGGCAGACCTCAGCCAACCACTGAACCTCGACCGCATCCCTACAATCGAGAGCGCGCTTGTCTTCGAAGCCCGCGAGCTTCAACCGTCCAAGTGGTACGGTGACCTGACTCAGCCAAAGTTTGGCTTGCCGGAAGTCTATCAGTTGACTGCTTATACGGAAGGAACGGCGGCTCCTCCCTCTGAGCAGATCCACGAATCACGCCTTGTCATCTTCCCGGGAATCCGCGTCAGTCGAACGCAGACCTCACAACGTACATCGTGGGGAGACTCCGTTCTGTCCCGTGTCGTTACAGTCCTCCGAGACTTCAACATCTCCTGGTCGAGCGCAGCTGAGTTGCTGAACGACTTTGCTCAAGCGGTGTTCAAGATCAAGGGGCTCGCTGAGCTGATTGCCTCGGACAAGGATGATGTCATCAAGGCTCGTATCCGCGCGGTCCAGTTGTCTCGGTCCTCTATCCGGGCAACAATGATGGATGCCGAAGAGGAGTTCGAGCGCAAGCAAACCCCCATCAGCGGGATGCCCGAGTTGCTGGACCGCTTCTCCACACGGCTGGCCGCTGCTGCCGACATGCCCGTCACACTGCTGATGGGACAGTCACCCGCAGGACTCAATGCTACGGGTGAGAGCGATATCCGATTTTTCTACGACCGTGTCGCTGCGGTGCAGGCCAAGAAGATCAAGAGTCAGCTTGAGCGATGCATCCAACTCATCTTCCGTGCGAAAGACGGCCCGACCAAGGGACAGGAACCCGACACCTGGAGCATCGAGTTCAATCCGCTCTGGTCGCCGACCGAGAAGGAGGTCGCCGATACGCGGAAGGTCGTCGCCGATACCGATGCGATCTATATCGCCAACCAGGTGGTGTCGCCTGAGGAAGTTCGTGTCGCCAGATATGGGGGCGACGAGTACAGCGCCGATCTGCATATCGACATCAAGGAGACCGAGGAACTCGAGAAGGAACTCACTCCCGAAGAGGAGGAGGCTGCTCGAGCTGCGAACGGCGCAGTCACTGGCGCCGACATTGCCGCCGACGCTGCCGTAGCTCAGACGGCGATGAACGGTGCGCAGGTGGGAGCGCTCGTCAGTATCGTAGTCAGCGCAGGTGCAAGAGAGATCTCGCGCGAGTCCGCCAAGAACATCATTATGACTGCGTTCCCCACGGTGAGTGAGGCGCAGGCCGAAGGTATTCTTGGTCCTAAAGAGTTCGCTCCAGAACCCGAGGAAACGCCGACTCCATTGCCGCCTCCCCCGCAGCCGGGATCTGAGGAGACGGAGGATGAAGATGTCGAAGAATCAGACGACAATCCCGGGTCTGATGACGATACTGAATCCGAAGATCGAGCCGATGCCAGAGACAACAAGGACAAGCGACACGACAAGATCGAGAAGCGAGGATCCAAGTGGGTTGTCCTCTCCGCTGACGGGTCCCAGGTCCTCGGCACCCATGATACCCGAGTCGCTGCCCAGAGGCAGTTGAGAGCAATCGAGGCAGCGAAGAAAGATGCGTGAACTAGCAATCCTGCTATCTCTGACCGAGGAGCCCACAATGGCCGATCCCGAAAACGACGATCTCGAACCCGAAGCCGAGGAGGAACTGCTCGAGGAAGACCCCGAGTACGAAGACCCCCCGCCCGAACCGAAGCCCGAGCCCGCTGTTGCCAGCGAGCCGCAGTACAACGAAGACCTTCCGCACGAAGCGCTGATGCTGTACAAGGCCGCAGCGATCTTCTGCGAACGGATGGAGCGGGGACAGAAGCACCTCGCCATGAAGGAGTCCCTTCCCAATCTTCAGATCGCGGTCAAGAAATCGCGGTCCGCTTTCCTGAACGAGTAAGTGGCGAACGCCCGAGCCATACAGACCGCATCCCTCGTCAGGCTGACGCGTAATGTCGGCGTGGCGAAGCGGCGGCGTCGACTTCCTCAGCAAGTCCGCCCCCGTATGATAGTGATCGAGTACACTCGGGAACTGTTTGCCATCATCGAACAGGTGAAAGACGCTCTGTCCCCGCTGATGCTCGAGTTGCCGATGCTCGTCGATTCAGCTGCGGCAGAGCGCCGGCTGGACGCCGGTGAGGGAAGGGCTGTCCGCGAACTCGCAAGAGTGGCGCGGGAGCGGCTGAGAGCATCCGTCGCTCCCGCGTTTGCGGACGATTTTGCAACGAGGTTTGCTACTCGTACTTCGTTGCATCAGAAGAACCAACTCCTGCGACAAACGAAGGCCGCTCTCGGTGTGGATCTATTCATTGCTGACACCGGCACGGCGGCGCTGGTGGACGGCTTCGTTGCGGAGAACGTGGCGCTGATCCAGAGCATCCCCGAGAAGCTGCTCACGGATGTGGAGACCACAGTCACTCGAGGATTCCAGCGAGGCACCAATGTCCGGGACCTGACTTCGCAAATCAGCGACAGGTTCGGTCTTGCTCGCAACCGTGCTCGGCTCATAGCGCGGGACCAAATCGGATCGCTCGTATCCCAGCTCAATCGAGTTCGACAGGCCTCGCTTGGTGTGACTGAGTACATCTGGCGAACTGCCGGTGATGAGCGTGTCCGTAGCGAACACGAAGACCGTGACGGTGAGAAGTTTCGATGGGATACTCCTCCCGATGACGGTCACCCGGGAGAGCCTATCAGTTGTCGGTGTACACCAGAGCCGATCTTCGATGATATCCTTTCGGAGGCAGCATGAGTTGCTGTGCAGATTGCATGCGTCACGATACAACGGGCGAGCTCGCTCGTCCCATCAAACGCATGAGCGGATCCGTTGTCTACACTGGCCGTGTCGCACGGACCGGCATCCATCATTACCCGTGGGGCATTGCTCGACGTGATGCCGACGAGTTGAAGAACCTCAGCATCCAGCTCCCGGGGAAGCCCGTTGTGGTTCTACACCCGAGCAAAAAGCTCGGAGGAAAGTTCAAGGGGGGTGACCGCAAGCAGGTCGGTCGCATTGACTCATCGTGGATTGACGGCGACTTCGCTGTCGCTCGCATCGTTGTAGAGGACGAGGCAGCAATCCATGAAATCACCCGCGGTGTTCGCGAGCTGTCTCTCGGGTACAACACCGACATCGTGGACGGCTGGGACCGAAATGGTCGAGTCGACCATCTAGCTTTTGTTCCAGCCGCGAGGTGCGGTCCTGAGTGTTCCATCCGTCTCGATTCCGAGACTCGTAGCGGAGGCGGGGACGCCTTCAAAGTTCAATCCATGTTGAGGATACTGAAGAAATGACTGAAGACATCGAGAAAGTCAATGAAGACCTTCAGAATGCTCTGAACCAGGCTGCTGCCGAAACGCTGCGAGCGGACGAGGCGACGACCCAGGCGAAGAGCGAGAAGGAACGGGCCGACAAGGCCGAAGGGGAGCTTCGTGCTCTCACCACTCAGCACGAGGCGCTCAAGAAGGAGCGGGCCGACGTGGACGTGGACAAGCTGAAGCGACTGCTCTCCGCATCGCAGACGCAGGTCGCCGCGCAGAAGGCCCGAGCCGACGCCGCCGAGAATCCGGACACCATCCGGAAACTCGTCAAGGCTCGCGTTGCGCTCGAAGCTCAGGCCGGCTCGATTCTGGGCAGGGAGGCTCGTCTCGATGACATGTCCGACCGCGAGGTCATGGTCACCGTCATCGAACGTCTCGACGGTGCGGTCGACAAGGAAGCGACGGATGCCTACGTCGAGGGCTGTTTCACCACTCTGGTGAAGGGGCACGCCGCGGGATCCGCCGCCATCGAACGCGTGAAGGAGACCATCCGCCGCGCGGACGAAGCGAACAACGATGCGGACAAGAAGAATCGCAACGATTCCCGGAGCCCTCGGCAGCGGTTCCTGGATCGTCAGATGAACGCTGCCCGACCGGAGGCGCAGTAACATGTCGCAGACTACGGTACAAGCGGGCGGCCAGTCGCTGCCCTTCGCGGGTGTTCTCGGTGACGATTCACCCAACTACGTCCGTTCCTACGTGAACGAGGCGACCAACTCCATCCCGTTCGGTGTCATGGTCATCCAGGGCACCAACGACGACCAGGCTCTCGAGATGGCCGTGGGTGGTCAGCCCGTCGGTGTCGTGTCTCACTCGCACCGCTATGCGAAACCGGGCCAGCTCGACGAGGACGGAACGGCCGGCGGTGACGGTGGCCTGACCACCGAGACCGAGATGGGTGTGCTTCGCAAAGGCACCGTCTGGGTCATTCCCGAAGACGACGTGGCCCCCGGCGATCCGGTCCGCGTCCGTCACACAGCGGCGGGTGCCGAGGAGCTCGGCGCTTTCCGTACGGCGGCCGACGGCACCGACACGGGCGTCATCAGCGGGGCGGCATGGCTTACCAGTGCAACTGGTGGAACGCCGGCGCTCCTCGAAGTGGATCTCACTGGCGAAGGCGTTCTGGTCTCCGACTAGTCGCTAAGGAAAGGAACCAACGACCATGTCAGAAAACCAGACCCGTCTCGACGCTTCCGAGAGCATCTTCTTTGCTCGGGAGCTCGAATCCATCGATGCTCGGACCTACGACGTCAAGTTCCCGTTGCTCAAGGGCAGGCTGCTTGTGCCCAAGATCGGGAACGTCGCAGAGTCCGATCTCGAATACACTTACCGCCAGCACGAGGGCTTCGGTGTTGCCAAGATCATCGCGGACAACGCAGACGATCTGCCCTCGGTCGACACGAACGGTCGCGAGTTCACCGCTCGCATCAAGCCGGTCGGCGCGAAGTACCAGTACAACCTGTTCGAGATCCGTGCCGCCGCCGCGAAGCAGCGCCCGCTCGACGAGCTCAAGTCGCGTGCCGCGAGGCGCGCCATCGAAGAGCTCATCGACGAGCTCATCGCGTTCGGCGATGCCGACCACGATATGCGCGGCTTCGTCAACCACCCCGACGTGGACGCGACGTTCACCCCGTCCACGAAAGCGGCCGGTGGAACGACGTGGCTCGCGGCCGGTCTGCCAAACGCAACCGCGCTCGAGGTCATCGATGATGTCAACCGCTTCGTCAATGAGCGTTTCATCGCGCTCCGCGAGGCGGAAGGCATCGGAGATCGACAGGTCGTCGTGATCCCGTCGCCCGAGTACGCGTACATCTCCAGTCTCCCGGTCGGGGATAACTCGGACAAGACCGTGCTCCGGTACCTCATGGACAACTCCCCGTTCATCGAGGACATCATGCCGTGGCACAAGCTCACGGGTGCCGGCGCTGGCGCTGTCAATCGGATGGTGACGTTCGTCCGGGACCCGCAGGTCCTCGGCGCACTCATCCCCATGGAGTACTCGCCGCAGCCGTTCCAGCAACGCGGCCTGAACTTTCACATCCCGACGGTCGCCTCGTGCGGCGGAACGGTCATTCGCTACCCGGTGGCGATGGCCTACGGCGACGACATCTAGTCGTCAAGGAGCGGCTGAGTGTCTCGCATTCACAAGGCCGCTGGTGAGAACGGAGTGGAGGTCGCCGCAGGAGCGGCCTCCCTCCCGTTCCCGCCAGTCGACAAGGCCGGAATCGATTTCTGGGAGAGCGCGAAGCTCGGCGCCATTCCCCTGTTTGACATCGAGTACACGTCGGATTCAACTTCGTCGCTGACTGGCGCCGAATTGAACGCCGGCGTACCCGAGCCTCAGGTGATTGCGGATGATGACATCGATGTCGTCAACTTCGCCGCCAATGAGCTCGATGTCGCTGGGCATTCCTACGAGGACGGTGACGGTCCAGTCCGTCTCACCACGACCGGTACTCTGCCGGCCGGACTCGAAGCAGACAAGGACTACTGGATCCACGTTGTCAATGCGGGAACGATTCAGCTCGCTGAGTCGCGCGACAACGCGTTGAACGGTGAGTTCGTTTCGTTCACCGATGCTGGGTCCGGCACTCACACCATCGTGGATACGCCGGACACCGAGCGTCTTCACTGGCTCTCGCACGGCCTCCTTGGGCAGAGAGGTGACGGTGCCATCTCTCTCGAAGCTGACAAGGGGTTCGTTCAGCGTGTCGCTCATCGCCCACGGGCCTCGGCGTATGCCGTGTCTTCAACTGTCAGTGCAGGCCTGATCACAATCGAGATCTATCCTGTTCTGGCGACGGGGAACTGACCATGGGTCTCGGAATTCCAAGTGAACTGATTCCGGCAAAAACCGGAGCAGTTCCGGCGACGGTTGGTCAGGTCGCACGGTTCTTCCCGTTCACGGGTGGAACCGGTGCTGGGTTTGGTGATTACCGCGTAGGTAATGTCGGAACCAATTCACAAGGTCGCATTTCTTTCGATATCCCGGATGACTTCGGTTCTCTCATCGAACTTGTCCTCGTCGGCATCCCAGCTGCATCGTTCACCAATCAAGACATCGATCTGCTGTCCGACTACGGCGCTGTCGGTGAACTGAAGGATGCGAACAGTGAGGCGGACACGACAAGTGTTCGATCTGGCACCGCAGACACGATCCTCGAATACGATATCTCTGGGATCTTCACCGCGATCGAAGCTGGCGACTACTGCGGACTTCAGGTCGATCACAACTCAATCGGCGTCACCGTCGGCTACCTCGGTGTCCGCATGAGGTACAACAAGGCATGAGCGTTCACAACTACTCACGAGCCTTGGATGGTGGACACTGGGACACCGACATCAAGCTGCTCGCCAAGGAAATCGAAACTGCTCTCCCAGGTAAGTCGTTCGTTGCTCGAGCGAACGGACTCAACATCGTGCTCGACTTCAACGACGCACTCACGGGTCCGGAGACCACAACACTCGACGGTACGGTCTCGTCTCACCAAGCAGCGGGACAAGCGCTCGAGCGCGCGAAGTCGTTGAAGATCACCAGCATCGATCTGCGCACTCGTGAGCTCATCGATGAAGGCTTCGAGTTTCCGCCGACATCCGGAGATCTCTACTCGCTGAGTACGAAAGGTCAGCTGACGCTGCTCGGTCTCGACGCGGCTCGAGCGGATCTTACGTACCCAGTCGAGTACAACAAGAAAGACGACAAGGGGAAGGGTATCATCCCCGACAACGTGACCGCTCACAATTTCTTCCTGTCAGCCGTCGCCACTGCTCGAGCGCATCTCGACTCCGGAACAGCGCTGAAGGATCAAGTCCGTGCGGCGTCAACGGTCGCCGCAGTCGACGCAGTCGTAGACAGCCGATGAGCGGACGACGTCTCACACAGATCATCATCATCGCCGCGACAATGCTCGTCATTGTCTACGACGTGATCGCTGTTTCTGCGTGGGGCGTCGATGCCACTGTCTCCCGAGTCACTCTTTCCTGGGCGAAGAGCAATCCGATTCTGCCTTTCGCTGTCGGAGTTGTATGCGGACATCTGTTCTGGCCGCAACCGAAACTGAATGATGCCGGATAACAATGGAAAGACTCCGGTCCCTCACCCAGTGAAACCGGAAACAACAGATCGGCTGGTGAGCGACATGCTTTCAGCCAGTCGTGATGTTGGAGCTGCGCCTCGAGCGCCGACAGGAACTGATCCACTCGAGCAGGCGATCACTTCGCTCGTAGATCATCTGCGCGAAGGGAACGGCGGCGGAGGCGACAATGGATCGATGTCAGCGAAGCACCCGGTCGCTACGCCGATCATCAAGTATGCAATCACCGCACTGCTCGCACTCGGCGCAGCCTACGGTGGAATCAAGCTCGCGGTCAAGCACAACGCTGACAGTATCGAAATGCTCGACGCCAAGATTGAAATGCATGATGCGTCTCCTGCACACGACGGTGCCGTCACCAAGCAGGAATTCCAGGAAGTGCGCAAGGAAGTGCGCGACGTCGAGAAGAAAGTCGACAACATCGGCGTCAAAATTGATGAGCGGGCGAAGGCGCAAATGCAACAATACGACGACATCAAGGATGAGCTCAGGTACCTCCGCCGTCGTCGGAATCGAGGAGACTGATGGCAACGCTCGGTGACATGCTGAGGAAGTATTGCACGCCGATCTGTGGATCGTCGCTTCCATACTTCGACGCGTACACGAACGCTCAGGTTGTCCAGGCGTGGGATGAACTGGACGACGGTGCATGGATGTTCACTTTCATGCGTCAACTTCCGCAGCTCGACACGCAGAAGATCGTGGACGCCGCTCGTGCATGCGCTGTCTGGGGCATGAACGCGGCGAACCCACCCGCCCACGACGATGACCGGCTCGTCGGACTTCAACGTGGCATCGACCGCATCGACGCCATCGCTGGAACGCCAACGGCGAAGGACGTGCGTCAGGCGATTGCCGTGGCCTCGGGTGCCGCGAAGCCGGCTCCTGTCACGTCTCCCAATCCACCATCCATCGATTCGGCTGTGCTCTCCGGCTACGCCGTCCAGGTGCGAACGGTGGTGAGCGGCGCGGACATCGATGCGCAACTCGAAGATGACGGTACGGGCACGCTCAAGCCGAAGGGGCT